GTAGGCTTATTGCGTTCTTTGTTTCCAGCCTTTGCTAATGTTTCTAAATAAGGTCCTAATACTGGTATAAAACTTAATGGACCACCTAAATTTTTACTTGTTCCTTGTAAACCTAAAAATTCTTTAGTTTTAGAAATAAGTAAAGCCATCCCGTAAGTAGCATCTGCTATATCGGTTGCAAGATCAGTCATAGCCGTACTAAGTTCTTCTATAGAATTATCTTTGGCTAATAATTGCAAAGAATCTAATAAACCTTTTCCAATAATTTCAGAAGCATCAGCACTTGCTACTTTAAGCAAATCCATTTTGCCAGCATAGGTGTCTAATCTGGCTGCTGATTGGCCCGCAAACTTCTGATTAAGTTCGGCCATAATCTTTTCCATGTTGCCAGTCTTTAATGTGGCCTTGCTTATGCCTGCACCTAATCGACTAAGCCCTGTAGTGTTGCCACTAAAGCCACGTGTTAAAGCTGCGCTGACCTCGGTGAGTGATTTACCTGTAGCCGCACTTATGTTTAAAGCAGTGGCTAGAGCATCTTGGCTTTGTGTAACAGATCCAGTAACTGTCAATAATTGTTGGAAGGCTGGGCGTAGTTCATCGTCTAATACTCCAGTAGCCTTCTGTAAATTGCCTATGTAATATTCAACCGCTGGTGCGCTAAATGCAAAGCCAGTATTTTTAAGCTGTAACTCTAAGGCCTTGGCAGCCTTCTCATCGGCCATGAATGCATTAACAGCGTTTTTGCTAAACTGCAATAATTTTTGAGCGCCAAAGACACCCGCAAAGGTTTTACCTAAACTCTTCAGAGTTTTATCAAACGCACCAATTTCCTTCTGACCTTTTTTTAATCCTTTGTTATCAAAGGTGCTGACTGCGCTGACAATTAAATTAGGCACTATGCAGCCTTCCTAAGTTCGGTATCTTTTTTAAATTTGACTGCTACTGTATCAATAGCCTCAACCACGGCTGGAATAACTTTGTTTTTAGTCTCATCCCAAGCACGGAAAATAACACGGCCTCGCTGTTTGCCCTGGCCCTTCATACTGCTTAGCATCTCAGCTGCTGAGTTAAATTCGGCTGGTGCATTAGGGTTTAATGATTTGTTACCTCTAGGTCTATTTAAGCGCCCCGCAGTCTCAAAGATTGCACCTGATCTAGAATTATTGTAAACATAAAATGCAGCTCTATAGCCGCTGTTATTGCGTTTGTTTTGACCTGCCGAATAAGCCACGCCACCTATTGCCAAAGCATAATCGTATGGTGGGAATAATCTTTTAGGGTCTTTAATTGTATCTATTGATGCAGTGCCTTTACCCCACCCGCTTAAAACTTCGCTTTGCTGTGGCAAATAACCACGTGCTCGATCCCGCACAATTAACATAGCCCGCTTAACGTTTTTAGACATCTCTCTATTGAGGTCTTTGTCTACTTCCCGCATAGCCTTCTGGAGTTGCTTAACGCCGTTTACCACGACTGGCATTTTTAATCTCCTTAGCTCTGTCTGTCAATACCTGAATTATTGCTAGATACATTTCGGTATCCATATCAATAAACTCTCTAGGCGGTATTCCAGTCTCTACTGCTAGTTGCGCAATAGTGTAAGCAATAGAATTCCGCTCAGTTATTTTTTTTCTTCGTCTAATACCTCAACAGTATCTAGAGTGTCAATAAACTCAGATCCCCATAAAGGTATTTGTGCGCCAGCCCTGCGTAAGCATTCATAAGCCAACCAGAATATCTCGGTCTGCCTTTCGTGCTCACGCAAGACTTTGCTAATACCTGATCCATACTTCAATTCAAAAGCGTACTCAACACCTGGAGTTATCTTGTGATCTGATACTTCTCCATTAGCCCTTGTTATCTTTAGCTTTGCCATTATTACTCCTTAGTTAGAATGCCACCGATGGGGACACTGTTACTGCGGAGTTTATAGTAAATGTAACAGATGAGGTAGCGATTTCAGCCACGCCGCCTTGACCCACTGGAGTTAGGTTATTTACCAAGATTGAGAATTGGTAAGATGGGTTCGCTGCTGATACTACTGTGCCTTTAACTGTAATCATTGATACAGAGATTGTTTGACCAAAGCAGTCATTCAAAGTTTGCATTACCTGAGCAGATGCCCAGTCATTAATAAAGTCAAGTGTTAAAGTGCCAGATTGTAAACCTGCCACAAACTTGTGGGCTGTATCGCCCATAGCTGTTACTTCTAGCTCATCCGCTACCTGATTAATTACTGCATTGGTTACATATGCAGAAATATCGATAGAAGGTGTTGTCTTGGCTGCTGCTGTTGCCAACTTAACACCAACATTGTTATTTAAATAGATTGCCATTGTTATTCCTCATCTTTCTTTGTTTGTGCAGTTGGTTTTGGTGCTTCTTTGATCTGGCCTGTCTTAATTAAGAAGGCTAAGTCTTCTGCTTGTGTGCTCATTTTAACTCCAGCTCGTTAGGATTGATACAGTTATTTCTGATGTTAATAAATCTCCACTAGCTGCGTTAGTTATAGCTGGAGCGGAGACACTTGATATGTTGTAAACCAGGGTTGATGCCGCTAGTTTAGTTACTACTGCCACAATAAAATCTTCCATGCCAATTAGTGCGCCTTGATTATCAAATGCTGGCTTAGTCATCAAAATCTTAAAATTAGCCAGGGGCGCAATAGCAGTCTGACTATTATTGTTAGGAATTATGTAGGGATCTGCCACAGTTACAACCACGCTATTTGCAAGCAAAGTTTCGGGCGGAAAACTAAAAACAGACCACACGCCATTATTTGTAAGGGCGGTTGCCAGCGTGCCACGTAAAGTGCTTATTGCTGCCATTAGCCGACCAGTGATGCTGGACTTGAATAAGGCTGGATGAGACCACGCACTCGGTTAATCAGCTGATAACCCATCCGATAAGGGCTGGCAGAGATCCCATCCATACCGACCCCACCAGTCTGGCTAACTTGTCTTGCTTGCCAGATGTCTACAGCAACGATCATCGCTGCCTCACGTATTGCTGGGGTTGTCGCATAAGATTGGGTCTTGTGATCTGGGCCAGTGGCCACGCCATAAGGTACTACCTTGTGAAATGTTTGGTTTGCAGCTGTCCTTGCATACTGCACAAATGAATACCCACTAGGATAATTAACTTGGCCATATTGATACATAAATACTGGAATAAGGCTAGTTGTACCTGTGCTTGGCGGTATTGTGCCAGTGATTGTGTGCGTGCCGTTAAATGTGGCACCGCAGCCACTTACCACTATTGATTGGGTCGCAACAAATGCGTTTGGATTAGCAAGCATAAGTGTTGCCACGTTATCTTGTAATGCTGTGCCTACTACTGGGGCAGTGTTAAACCATAGATACTGGTTAATTAAATCTTCTGCAGTTTGGCAAACTTCTTCTACTGTTGCATCGGTATACAAAGTGCCGATCCCAAGATTCGAGCGTAATTCAGCTGTGGTCACGTAGACGGCTGGCATTGTATTCCTCTCTTAAAAAACTCCCCCAGGGCTAGGGCTACTAAACCCCAGGGGATTACTTATCGGTTGTTAGGTCTTATCAGGTCTTCTTGTACTTGATAATTCCGTTAGGCATTTTGGCTAATGTTGCCATGTATCCATAAATTGCAACCTGTACCTGTAGATTTGAAACTACGTTTACGCTCATGAAATTTTGTGCTGAACGATAAACTGTGAATGCTTCTGGTGCAAGGATCACAGCAGAATCATCATCAAATGTGGAAGCTGAGAAATTTTTGTCCACGTACAAGTCTAATCCAAGTACAGATCCACGAATTGATTGTGGGCCAACTTGACCAGCAGCGTTCATAGGTTGTAGCGCATTAAATACTGGGCGCTTTGTTGTATCTTGTGCACCAATTAACGCTCCCCATTGTGCTGGGTTAGCGATGTAATTCTGTGCAAAGTAACCTGTGTTTGAGTAGATAGTACGTGCGCCTTCTGTAGTAAATGCGACAATACCATCTAGATCAGCAGTTGTATTTGTACCATTCATACCAGCTGCAAGAAGTGCAGTTAATACTGTTGTATCAAGTGTTTTTAAATAAGCTTGTGTTAATTGATTGGTTAATTCCTCATAAAAACCAGGATATCCCGCTCTTTCTAGAAGCTCAATCGATAGCGTATTCATGCCACTGTACTTAGATACTGTTGCTGATAAATAGTTTGTTTCCATGCCAGTATTTTGTACTGCGCCACCTTCGGCTTCTACAGTAACTACTGGTGCTACACCTGTTCCGCCACCTGAGCTAGTAACAAGTGAAGGCACGTTGATAGTAAGCCCGTTTGGTGGTAATACACCTTGTGAACAGGCATCAATAGCTGGTGTGCCAAAGCGTGTGTTAGTTACAAACTCGGCTAGATATTGTGTTGGATTGAATGCGCCGTTATTTGAAAACGCATCATCCGCTGCTGTTACATATAGCTTTGAATCATCATTACCTAATGCAGCCTTAATCTTGTGCTCTGTGTAAGCAGCCATAGATGTAATTGGCGTACGAATAGTTGATTGAATAAGTGGTGCTGTAATTACTGGGCGTGCGGCTTCTACTGTAGGAGTAGCAGCCTCTGCCTTTGCTTCTTGTGGCGCTGTTGCTAAATCTTCCACAGGAGCCTCGCTTTCTTTAGTTTCGATTGGTG